TCAGAAGGCGAGAGTCCTAACCGCGCTTTCATCGCCATCGGGGGTCAAGTGCGCATAGTATTTCTCGGTGGTGCTGTAGTCAGCATGGCCAGCAAGTAATTGGACACGGCGCAGCGGAACTCCGGCGATCACTAAATGGGCGCAGAAGGTATGCCGTAATCTGTGCAGATGACCGCCAATACCGGCTTGCGTCGAGTCATTTTTGAACCAGTCTGACACGGTGTCCTTATGAACCGAGACTATTGGATCAGGCAGGTGGCGAATCGCCCACCTGGCGTAACGGTTGAGCGGCACCTCCCGCCACTTGCCTGATTTTGTCCGGCCTGCGCCGGTTTCATCTGGGTCGCTTTCAATCAGCAGTCGGCCAGCAACGATGGAACTCTTCTCAAGCCCGATGATCTCGCCTCGGCGCAGCCCGGTGTGCGCCATGAAGATCCACAGCGGCGCACGCGTCGGGTTCGCGCGATAGAGGCGACGCATGGCAGCTCGGTCGTAGAACTTGACGGCCACACTCCGAACACCGCGTGGGGCCTTTACCGAGGCTAGTGGGTTCTGATCAAGTTCCTTCCATTCGACTCCGCGGTTAAAGGCGGCTTTTAGACGTCGAATCTCCTTTCCCACGGTCTCCTTCGCAGCTTTGTCATCCAATAGCCTGGATCGCTTGTACTGTTCAACCTCGACCGCACGAATGCTGTCTATCGGGCGATGTCCGAAGCGCTCGATGAAGCGCTTCGTTTCGCTGCGGGCTTTCGTGATCGTGGTGGGGTGCTCGGCTGCGTACCAGTCGAGATACCATTCCAGGAAGTCGCGGACCTTGGGCAGCCGCGCCAGAATCCGGACGCCATGCGTCAACTCGGCTTCTTTCGCGGCACGAATTCTCTCCGCCTCACGGGCGTCAGGTTGCCCAATGGACCTGCGAAAGCGGTCCCCGCCTTCTGCCCAGTCGAGGTAGGCCTTGCTGCCACGCCAGTAGAGTCGAACCTTTGCCATTCTTCAGCACCTTGGATCGCGGCATATAGCGCCGCCTTCTCGTACAGTTGTTTACCCATGAAGCGGCGGGGCGAGAGCCCGTAATTCAGGGCGTTTTTGCGGAACTGGCTGTTGGAGACGCCGCAGTAGTGGGCGGCTTCCTCGACCGTCAGCCAGTCTTTGCCTGATAGATCCAGCGTTTCAGCGGCACCCATAGGAACCTCTCGCTGCACTTTGGTGGGGCGTTGCACGTACCTCCGCTGATATGTGATTGATATGGCAGCGAGACAGGTTCAGTCGAATCGGGGTTGGTCCGAGGACCTGAATCAAGCCGCCCTGGGCACGAAAGTGCGCGAGCTTCGCGGCCATTACTTGGCGCTCCGCTTCCTTGTGCTGGATGGTGGTGGAATGGGTGCTGATTGAGCGCTTGGGGCGCATGACCTTCTCCACGGCTGCGCGCGTGGGCGGGTTGACCAGCTCGGGCGTCAGCATCAGGCGACGCATGGTGTCGCTGAGCACCCACAGAATCCTGCCGGCGCTCTTGCTCTCGCAGACCTGGCCGGAGGCGGTCATCGCCTTCAGCGAGTCGTGAAGCTGTCGCTTCGTGCAGTCGAAGCCGCCTGCAGTCAGCAGTTCATCGGTGGGTGCACCTTCGGTTCGGTCGAGTAGAAGGCCGCGCAGCTTCGCGGTGCATCCAAAGGAGTGAATCTTTCCTGCCATGTGTTGCCTCAAGTCGGTGATTTCGGGGAGGGGGCGTTGCGTACGACGACGCCGTTTCGGTCCAGCCAGCGGCGTGCGGATTGGAGGCTGGAAGGGGAGAGCGCGTAGCTCGTTCCGCCGACGATCAGCCGCCGCGCGCCAGCGGTAGCGGTGAGGGTTGGGGCCGCAGACACTTCGACTGGAGTGGTGCTGTAGGGGCCTGCGTACAGTCCGGCCCACAGCCAGCCGGCGCACACGATCAGCACCAGCGTCGTGCCCTGGTTGCCGGTGGCGAACTCGCGCTCCAGCGGGAGACGGGACGCACTCATGCGAAGCCCGCCTTCTCGACGCTGTCTTTGACCAGGGCGTCGGCTTCGGCTACTCCGCGTGGCGTCAGTGTTGCGGCGGCCGGGCATTCCGGGTCATCAAAGTCCAACAGGGCGCGCTCATAGAGCCAGTTCATGACCCTGCGCGTGAACACCCGCGCCGGCTGCTTCTTGGAGCAGAATCCGTCGCGCGTGCGCCGTAGGGTGTTCTCGGAGTCGCCGCGCGCAACGATGAGCGCGGCGCGTTCCATAGGCTTGAGGGCTGCTGCCATGATGTTCTCCAGGTCAGGCGGCTTTCGACGCCAGATGTGCGAGTACTTCCGCACGTGCGCGCGTCAGGTGTGAGATGGGAATGAGCAGCTTCGACATGCTCGGATCGGTCCAGCGCAGCTCAGCAATGGCGAGGGATGGGCTGGGAACGGTCGCCTTCTGGCACATGTGGCACTCGATGTGGACCAGCGGCGGGCACGGCTCTCCAAGGCGGTGACCGGTGGGCGCTCCGAGGGTCGTCACGATTTGCGGCCGGTGGCCGTAGCAGCACAGCGGGATATCTGCGGGGCATGGGCGGGAGGACTGCTGCATGGGGTCACCTTTGGGCGGTCGTGGTTGTTGCTGCCGGGGTGGTGGGCTGCAACTGGGCGTGAGCTGCTGCGATTTCTGCGACGCGCAGCGGCACAACGACGACTGCGGTCGCTGCGACCAGCGCCCAGGCGAAGCGGAGGCGGTTGCTCATGAGACAGTCCTCTGGCTAGCCTTTGCGGCCAGAGCGAATGCTTCTCGCGAGTAGTCGCTCGCGAGGCTGTCGCAGCAGAACGCAGCACCATGCAGTTGCTTGGCGCGGCACTGAGCGGCGCTTGCGAGGTTCAACTCGCAAAGGTTGGCGAGGCGCTGGGTACGTTCGATATCACCGTGGCTTTGAACGGGGCGGATCACGTTGCACCCTCCTTGACAACGGTTTGCATTCGCAGGCGATGAAGGTGGTTTAGCCACTGACCCAGAGGGTCCTTGGATGCCTGGTGGAGTTGCACAGTGGTGGTCCCGAGGCGGAACACTGGAGAGCCGTCGGCACCCACGTTTCCCGGCAGCTGATGCGCCTGCCCGAGCAGATGGCAGACGATCTGATCCGGCTTGCCTCGCGCCAGTTCCGAAGGGGTAGACCTCTTAGCGACGTAGCCGGAGAAAACACAGATGGCTTGGTCATAGGTGATTCTGATGACGAGGCCGCCTTTGGTCTTGAGTTCGATGCGCTGATGGCGATCACCCACGAAGCGCCAGGTCATACCCGCACCTCGGCCGCCATGTCGCGCGACTCGGCTTCTACACGGCGGCTGGCGACGCCCATGCGCCGGGAGCGGCGCAGCTGGTTGCGGCCGTGCTCGCCCGCACTGCGGGCGCACAGCACGTTGGCGCGGGTGTGGTCGCGGGCGGCCTGCGCGAGCAGGCAGTGCGCTGCCCGTGGGGGCAGAGGGGCAGTTGCGGTCGAGTCGGCGGCACGGGTATTGAACATGGCGCTCTCCAGGTGGGAAGAGGACGCCGGCGGGCCAGATTGCCTGGGGAGTGGCTGCGACAGATCGGGCTGGGGAGGGCCGGACCTGCCGGGCGGCCCGCCGGTCGCCCGCCGGCTGGTGCCGGCAGAGCGAACATTAAGGGAGCTTTACATTGCGTGTCAAGCGCGCTTAGCACAATGGCAGCATGATGCCGTCCTGCCCGTTGGTATCATTGGCCTGCGGCAGGACGCCGCCTGAGATCGGGGAGAGGTTATGAGGGTGTGGGTAGCGGCGGTGATCGCGCTGGGTGTTGCTGGCACAGGGGTAGGACTGTGGCGCATGTCTGGATCCACGGAAGGTGTGCCCGTCGCGCAGCCAAGCGAATGGCGGCCGGCAAAGCAGGTCACCCTGGCGGTGCCAGGTGGCGGGACCAAAACGGTCCATCTGCAGCCGGATGAGAAGGCGGTTCGCGATGCTTCTATGGGGCGCATCGTCGCCTTCGATCAACGGTGGAATGACGCGGTACGCCTCGCTTCCTCGACGCCGCAGATGCAATTGGCTGGCCCGATCAGGGATCTACAGACCCTGGCGAGGGAGAGCGCGGCCATTGAGCTGTCGCCATGCTTCGACCAGGGGCGTCTGTACTGGACGGGTGGTCTGGATGCAGAGGCGCGCGCGATGACGGCCTTCATGGCTTCGCAGTGGCGGGAGAAGGGTGTTGCTGAGCAAGACGCTCGCGGATATCTGACCAACTGGGCGAAAGTGGTGGACGCCTGTCGTTAACAGGCGTCCCGGGGCGTCACATCGCTGGCGGCGCGTCCGGCGCGCCCAGGCCCTGCTGAGCGCAGTCTTCCAGGCACCTCATGCGTTCAAGCAATTCGTGCAGGTCGTCATCTGGCAGCGACGACATGAAGAGCGCGTTGTTGCGGTCCAGCACCCGTTGGATCTCATTGGTCCAGCCGTACCATCCGGCAATGCGGGTGATCTCCCTCGACGCTACGCCGCGCCAGTCCGACTCCAGCGGAACTGGTGCACTGTAGGTCTCGAAGTGTTGGAACCTGCGCCAGGCTTCCGTCTGGATTTCGGTGTTGCTGCGCGGCTTTTCGCGGATGGGTGTTGCTTCGCTAAGTAACTGCCGCAGCTGCGAAACCTTTTCCCGAGACGACATCCTGTGTACCCCCTGTTGCCGCTCTTATGCTGCGGCAGCTTGGACGAAGCGCAGCACCTTCGCCCGTGGCAGATCCTCTTGAAGCAGGTCGTACGCCAGTAGCGTTACTTGCGCCCGCTTGTCGGGTGGCAGCTCCAGTCCTCGTCCGTCGAGGGCCTCGGCCACCAGCTGGAACGCAACTATCCAGCTATCCAATGTCACAGGTTGAGACGGCGGCAATTGCTCAGCCGCAGGTACCGCGCTGCGCTGCCCGAGCAGCAGCTCGCGCGCATCCATCTGGACGGCGTCGGCAATCTTGAACAACTGCACGGCCTTCACGTGTTCCGGCACGACGTTGTCGTTGAGCCAGTTGCTGATGGTCGCGGTGGTGGTGTCGGAGGCGCGCGCAAGGTCCGCCGGCTTGTTGATCCGGGCGGTCTGCATGGCGCGCTGGAGGCGCTGTCCGAGGCTGGTGCTGGGCATAAGCCAGCTTAACAACTGGGGCGATAAGGGGGCTTGACTCAAGGTTAAGACCTCTTAATACTGTGGCTCGACATGACCCAGCCACTGACCAAGCATGAAGTGAGGACCGCACTCGGCTTCGAGACCGATGCGGATTTGGCCGACCTGTTCGGCATTTCCCGAGCGGCCGTCGCCCAATGGGACCGGGACAAGCCGATTCCGGAGCTGCGGTGGCTTCAGCTCCAGAACCTGCGGCCCGACCTGGTGGTAGGGGGCGCGAAGTGACCGAGTCCCATGTGATCCCGCTGGATCCCGCGCTGGGCAACAGCGATGTGGGTCCGGTTGTCGACCCAGGCCTGCTCGTTACCCGCCACCCGGACGGTGTTGAATTCGACGCCGATGGCTGGGCGGCGCTTCGCTGCCAGCGACAAGCCACAGGGCGACCGCTTCATTGGTGGGAGGTGCCGGCGCATGCGTAGCCGCCAGCTCATCCGGCGTGAAGAAAACCGCCACGACACCTCCGATGCCACCCGTTGCCGAGTAGGAGTAGAGGGCGGTGAATCGCATCCTGCCCTGGAATCGGATCAGTTCGCTCATGGCCGACATGCTGAGTCACTGGGGCCAAGCAAAGGAACGATGAAACGCTGCGCCATTCAGGGGGCTACCCGATGACCTGCGTGCGTTCTGACATCTACTGGCGCGACGCAGCTTACAACGCTGTGTCAAAGATGCCTGGAAGCGTCAACGCTGCCGCTGCCTATCTGACGAAGCGACGTGGCGTCAGTATCAAGGGCGAGTCCCTGCGCAAGAAGCTTCGTGGATTGGACGGTGAATCTCTCTCTATGGAAATGATGGAGATGCTCACCGAGTGGATGGTCGAGCAGGCCGCAGGCCAACCGGTCGCCACGGACTGGATACTCTCGCTGGCGGCACAGTTCAGTCTGACCATCGATCACGTGCCGGCCGCGTCAGAAGGCGAGTGGGCAAGCGAGATCGAAGCCATCAAGCACAAGCTACTTCATGTTTCCAAGTTCTGCGGCCAGTTGTCTGCGGTTGCACTCGATGTGTTGCAGGACAACCGGCTGACCCTAGAAGAGGCGGATAGGATGCTTGATGCTCTTCAGGCTCTTCGCACCACGTGTCATCGGATGGAGAAGAACCTCCGCAGCGCGGTGGCCAAGGGGAGGCGGCGTTCTTGAAGTGGCTATCTTCCGCGCGCCCCGGGCACCACGTGCACACGGTAGGCGGATCGTCAGCGCAGTGGCACGTCGTGAGATCGAGCGAATCGAACAGCTGCTGTCCGGTGCCGAGCAAGGTCCAGTGGGTGACGCAGCCCTGGCCGAACGTGAGCGCACCTGGGCGGCGCTGGAATCCGTGGAGCAGAGGCAATGTTCCCTGCAACTGGAGGTCGGCCGCGATGGCGAGCCCTGATCGCGCCCCTTCCCCCCGGGGAGCAATGGAAACGCGGTCGCGTCGATTCAGTTCGGTCGCGGCTTCGAGGCTGAACGTCGAACCTGAACGAGCGCCGGTCGATGGGTCCTCCTGGGTCATGCGTTTTGCGGGTGATCAAGCGCGCACTGGCCGCGTACACAGCAGCTCTGGAACTTACTGAATGTCTGCCTCGACAGTCTGGACACCAGCGGTCGCATGGTGCGCTGCCGGGTGGAGGGCTCACGCGAGCGCCGCGGCTGGTACGTGCTGCACGAGCTCAATGCCAGCAGCGGTGACACGCTCATCGTGGGCACGTTCGGTGTCTGGCACGGCAACGACAACGGCGCTCAGAAGGTCGAGCTGCGCAAGCGCGAAAGTGCTTTCAGCCAAGAGCAGCGCGAAGCGCTCAAGCGCCGGCTGGCCGAAGACCGCCGCCGCGCGGAAGCGGCACGGCTGGAGCAGAATCGGCGCGCGGCGGCGCGGGCGACGGCGGCCTGGAACAAGGCGCTGCCGGAGGGCGAGGCCGACTACCTGACCGACAAGGCCGTGCAGGCATTTGGCCTGCGCTATGGCCGCAGCGGCGTCGCGTTGGTTCCACTGCTGGACCCCAATGGATCAGTCCACGGCCTGCAGGTTCTGCGCAGCGCCAAACAGGCCAAGGCCTCGAACAAGCCGGCCAAGGAGTTCTGGCCGGCAGGACTGGCCAAGAAGGGCCACTTCCACCTGCTCGGCGGCACGCCGCAGTGGATCCTTCTGGTGGCGGAAGGGTATGCCACCGCCGCCACGCTGCACATGGCGACCGGCTACCCGGTGGCCGTGGCCTTCGATGCCGGCAACTTGATGCCGGTGGCCGCTTCCTTGGCGAAGCGGTATCGCAGCGCCAAGGTGCTGGTCTGCGGCGATGACGACGTGCTGCAGAAATGCCGCCACTGCAAGTCGCGCCTGGTGCTGGCCGATTCGCCGGAGTTTTGCCCGACCTGCTGCCAGCCCCATGAGGCATCGAATGCAGGCCTACTCGGAGCCGAGGCAGCTGCACTCAATGTCGGTGGGGCCATACTGCTGCCGGCGTTCGCCGACGAGTCCGCTCGGCGCGAGCGCTTCATCGACACCGGCCGCAAGGTCAGCGACTTCAACGACCTGCACGTGCTGGAGGGCTTGCATGTCGTGCGCAGCCAGGTCGAAGCCCGCATCACGGAGCTTTCGTGGCGACCTCGATCCGAAAATCGCAGCGCGTCCAGCACCACCACCGGGGGCGCGGGACAGCCCGAGCTCAAACCCCTCGATTCGCTTGACGAGCTGCTGGAGCGGTTTGCGCTGGTGTACGGGCAGGGCGGCACGGTGTTCGATCATAAGGAACACATGCTGATGGCACTGGGCGACATGGGGCATGCGTGTGTACGCCGCGAGCTGCACCGGGCATGGATGGAACACCCCAGCCGATCCATCGTGCGCGTGCGCGAGGTCGACTTTGATCCGTCAGGGACCAAGCCAGGCGTCACCTGCAATCTGTTCGCCGGCTGGCCGACCACCCCCAAGGCCGGCGAATGCGGGAAGCTGCTGCACCTGCTCTGGCACATGTGCGGCGGCGAGGCCAATCAGAAGGCCCTCTACGACTGGGTCCTGAAGTGGCTGGCGTACCCGTTGCAACACCCGGGGGCCAAGATGAAGAGCACCATCGTCATCCACGGCCCGCAGGGCACCGGCAAGAACATGTTCTTCGATGAGTACATGAAGCTGTTCGGCGACTACGGCCGTGTTCTGGATCAGGCCGCGCTGGAGGACAAATTCAACGATTGGGCCAGCCGCAAGCTGTTCCTGCTTGCCGACGAAGTGGTGGCTCGCACCGAGGTCTACCACCTCAAGAACAAGCTCAAGGCGCTGATCACCGGCGACCGGATCCGCATCAATCCGAAGAACCTGCAGGCGTATGAGGAAGACAACCACGCCAACCTGGTGTTCCTGTCCAACGAGGCGATGCCGGTCGTGCTGGAGGAAGACGACCGTCGGCATGCGGTGATCTGGACGCCGGACAAGTTGACCGAGGCGTTTTACCTGGAAGCGCTGGAAGAGATCCGCAATGGCGGCACAGCGGCTTTGCACGACTATCTGCTGCGCCTTGACCTCACCGGGTTCACCAACGGGACCAATCCACCCATGACGCAGGCCAAGCGCGAGCTGATCGGCCTGAGCCAGGACAGTCCGCAGCGGTTCCTGGATGAGCTGTATGGCAACGACATACCCGGGGTGAAGCCACGGCCGGCCCTGTCGAAGGAGTGGTACGAGCTCTACAAGGTCTGGTGCGGCAAGGAAGGCGTGCGCCCAGCGCCGAACCCGAAGTTCGTCAACGCTCTGGTGCGCAAGCGACAGATCATCCATCCGGACAGAGCACGCAAGCGCTACACAGTGGGGCAGACGACGCTGGGCCCACACGGCTTCCTGATGCTAGGATCTACAGCACCTCCCGACGAGCGCACCGAGCAGGCCTATCTGGGCGATGAGCTGGTGGCGTTCCGCAGTGCGTTCAACGACTATCGGGGGCGCGCATGAGCCTCTCGGCTACAGACGTGCGGGACGTGCGGGATGACGTGCGGGCATTTGTGCGGGCATTTCGCCTAGTGGCAGTAAGCGTGTGCGGGACGTGCGGGACTTTTTCCGCTCACGTGTGCGGGCGCGCGCGTGCCCACATGCGCTCGCATCACATGCGTGCGTCACGCGCGTATAGGTGCCCGCACGTCCCGCACGTCCCGCACAGCGCATGTGCCGCAGGCGTTTCGCGTGTTTTCACGCCCGCACGCCCTCCCGCACATCCCACACACCCGCTCGCGCGCGCGTTTTCGTCTGTTACCGCTCTCTTGAAAAAGATGGAAGGGGAGGCTGTGTATGGCTTCTGAGGACGTACAGGTCTCGGGCAAGGATCTGGCGCTGCTGATCGGTTGCCGGCCGTCCTACATCGTGGAGCTGAAGAAGAAGGGCCGCCTGGTCTGCGCCGAGGACGGCAAGGGCTACCTGCGCGACGCCTCCCTGGCGCTGTACGGTCAGACCCAGGACCCCAGCTACAGTGCCGTGGCCGCTCGCCACGCTCAGGCGCGGGGCGCTTCGCTGGCAGGGGCGGGGGTAGGGGACACCACGGACGCGGGCGCTGACGGCGACGAGGTGGACGCTGATGGCGATGCGGAGAGCGGGGAGGGTGCCACCGCACCCGCTACGCCGGACGCAAAGCGCAAGGCCAAGGCCCTGGCCGACAAGGCCGAGATCGACGCCAAGGCCGCTGCGCGCGACTACGAGGTCAGCATGGGCAAGCTGCTCGACGCCGGCCAGGTCGAGCACGAGCTGGCCGAGGCAGCCACGGCGATTCGCGTGGAACTGGAGCGCATGGCCGACACCCTGGCACCGCAGCTGGCGGCCACCGCTGATGAGGCCCGGTGCCGTGAGCTGATCTGGAACGAGGTCAGCCACGCCCTGGAAGAGATGAGCCGCGGCTTCCGCGTGGCAGCATCGGCGGTGGCCGAATGACCGCCCAAGCCCGCATCCACACCGTGCTCGCACGTTCGCTGCAGCCGCGCCGTCCGCTGACCGTCTCGCAGTGGTGCGATGAGCACATGCGCCTGTCCACCAAGGGCAGCAGCAAGGCTGGTCGCTGGGTGACCGACCGCAACCCGCCGCTGCGTGAGCCGATGGACAACATGTCCGCCCGTAGCCCGGTGCACGACCAGGCCTGCATGTTCCCGATCCAGTTCGGCAAGAGCCAGATTGCCACCAATTCCATCGCCTATTGGATGGACTACGCCCCGGCCCCGATCATGTACGCGCTGCCGGGCGAGGCATCCATGAACAAATGGGTGAACCAGAAGCTCAACCCTATGATCGAGGTCTGCAAGGCAGTACGCAAAGCCCTGAGCAGCACCGCCAGCCGCGACAGTTCCAACCAGCGCACGTTCAAGGACTTTGCCGGTGGCCAGCTGTACGTGGAGCACATGGGCAGTCCGCAGCGCCTCAAGTCGACGACGGTGAAGAACCTGGTCGTGGATGAGATCGACGAAGCCCCGCAGGTGCTGCTGACCGGCGATGACCCGGTCAAGATGCTGGACGGGCGCACCTCGTCCTTCCCGACGACCTACAAGCGCCTCTACATCAGCACCCCCGGTATCACCGGGTTGAGCCGCATCTCCAAGTTGTACGAGAAATCCGACCAGCGCCGTTACCACGTGCCGTGCCCGCACTGTGGCCACTTCCAGCACCTGCAGTGGAGCGGGCTGCATTGGTCGCCCGATGCCAAGCATGCCTGGTACGCCTGTAGTGAGTGCGGTGCATGTATCGAAGAGCACCACAAGGCCGACATGATCGCGGCCGGCCGCTGGGTGCCCGCCAACCCGGACTCGCCCATTCGCGGATACCACATCAACTGCTTGTACTACCAGTTCGGCCTGGGGCCGCGCTGGATCGACCTGGTGCGCGAATGGCTGGACGGGCAGAACGATCCGGCGTCGCTGAAGACCTTCGTCAACGACCGCCTGGCCGAGACGTGGGAAGACCCGAAGATGCGGGCGGTCAAGCACAACGTGATCGCCGACCGCGCCGAGGGCTACCGTCTGCGGAGCGCACCGCGCGGGGTGCTGGCCATCACCGTTGGCGTGGACACGCAGGACAATCGCCTTGCGGTTCACGTGGTCGGCTGGGGGCGGGGAATGACCGCCTGGACGCTGGACTATGTCGAGCTGGCTGGCGACCCGGCCGAGGAAGACGTGTGGGTGGCGCTGACGGATCTGCTCAACCGGCCTGTCGAACGCGAGGACGGAGTGCAGCTGCGCCCATCGGCCACCGCCATCGATGCCGGTGGCCACCGGACCGAGGCGGTCAAGAACTACGTGCGTCAACGAAAGATCACCCGTGTGATGTGCATCTTCGGTGCGGTACTCAATAACGCCCCGATCCTGTCCAAGGGCAAGCTGGCGGACGTAACCTGGAAGGAGAGGACCGACAAGCGCGGCATCACCATTCACCACGTCGGCACCGTGGCGGCCAAGCACTACCTCTACAGCCGGCTGGCGGCCGATGCCGAACGGCAGGCCGAAGCGCGGCTGGTGCGCTTCAGCGATGAGTTGCCGCAAGAGTTCTTCCCCGGCCTGGTCTCGGAGGTCTACAACCCGGTCAAGAATCGTTTCGAGAAGCGGGTGACCCGCAATGAACCGCTGGACACGTGGGTGTACGCCTATGCCGCTGCGCATCACGCGGAGGTACGTCTGCACCGGTTCACCAAGTCCGACTGGGACGCTCTGGAGGCAAAGTTGGCAGCAACGGTTGCAAGCGCGGGTGCGGATTCCCGTGGAACACACTCGGATGCCGAGAGCGGTCATGGCGAGAAGGAGGGCGCAGTGGATTCCCGTGGAACACGGGCGCAGCGACCGCCGGATAGTGGCACTGGTGCGCGTCCGCGTAGCGCGGGGTTCGGGCGCGACGGGTGGGGCTTGTAA